TTATTTAACGGCTCAAGGTTTTGAAGTTGAAATTGATATTTAACTAAATTGAAATGATAGGACCAAAGGAAGAAACAAAAGATTTCCTCGTGATTCTTTTGACAAGTGTAACGACTTTTTTTATGCCGGTTTACGGCATTATTTGCGCGCTTTTATTTGTCGCGATTGTGGATCATATCTTCGGGATTTGGAAAGCAAAGCAAAGAAAAGAAACGATCTCGATTATTTTCGGAATTTGGTCCACGTTTGTTAAAGGCTTTCTTTATTCGATCATCCTTCTTTCGGTTTTCGCTGTTGACAAACAAGTGATAAATGATCTCATTACTTTGATCGCCGGGAAACAAGAGATTTCGTGGATATTTACAAAGGTCGTGGCCTTGATCCTTTTCGCGATCGAAGCATATAGCATAAATAGAAATTACAAAGCCGTGAAGGGAGTCTCTCTTTTTACGGCATTGAGTAAACAACTATCTGTTGACGTTGTTATGAGTACGGATTCAGCACAGTTCGGAGTTACCGCATTAGATATGCCTTACACAGATACTTGGGAAGATGGCGAGGTGGAAGGAATGGTCGTTAATTGGTTAACACAGTTTGAAGTATGACACCCGAAAAGCTACTTGATTATTCTATAAAATTCGGAGTGCTTCCGTTTATGCTTTATATGGTGTATATCACAAGGCAAGATTTGAACACCACAAGGCAAGATGTAAAGGAACTTCAAGCACAGTTGATTGATTGCTATCAGGATAAAGTAATGAAGCCTCACGGACTAACTAAGCACGTTAAAGATGGGATCCGTGTTTATGCTATTTTACCTAACAAATGTAAAACCGTTGCAGAATGTTTAGCATAGTCTTTAGTCTTTTAGGCGACATATTCACGGACACCTTAACTAAAGAAGGTAAGTGGTCAAGAATGAATATTATGATGTTCATTTGCTTTAACACGGCTATATTAATGGCGTGGGTAGATTTCTTCCAGCACGGTTTAAGATTAGATGTTTGGGTGGTTATTATATCTTTGGCTTATTCGACCAAGTTAATCGATGCGAAAGTTAAACAGATACAGAAATGAGAATAGATATTAGAGTTATAGCCTTTACTTTATTTATGTTTATCATATTGATATTCATAACAATTGGAATGGCGGGATGTTCTGCGAGTTACCACTTAGAAAAGTTCCAAGATAAAGGCGGAGTTTGCGGTAAAATTGATACTATCAGAGTACAAAGATTCGACACAATAACGAACACTTTTTATTATTACGATTCGTTAACCATAGTCAATGACAGAGTAGTACCGTTAACACGCACAGAGATTCGATATAACGAACGTTTAAGGCGTGACACGATAAACCATAAGGAAACGATTATAAAGTATCTCACAAAGGCTGAATTGAAAAAAGAGAAGCAAGAGAGAAAGACGAAAACTGCACCGTGGAAATTGATAATCGTTGTTCTTGGATTGGTTGCTTTGATTTTATTCCTACTTAAATTTAGATAAATGAGCGCAGTAAAAAACTACACTTCAGATCAACTACTTGCAAGGGTCAAGTCATTGGATAATTATAAAGGTATCCCACAAGGTTATTGGATTATCGGAGTTCGATCAAATGAAGATTTGCCGAATCAGTTCGATGACAAAGTATATCTTTTCAAGGGTGAACAGTTCATAATTGTCGCACCATGCACAACGAATCCAGGAACTACCGTTTTGCGTAACTTTTCAAAGTTCAATGCGAAAGGGGCGGCCGTTATGGTTGCCGATACATGGCATCATGACATTTGGATGAAAGGAAAGCATCAAGGAAAGATAACAGCACTTATTCAGATAGGCGCAAAATGTCGAGTTTATAGGGATGCTGATAAGGATGATAAAGCTGAGGCAACGGATCTCATTCAAGAAGGTTTTTTCGGGATTAACTTTCACCCGAATACATACGATATTAACGCCCAAAAAACGGGAACACTTGTTAACGGTTGGTCGGCCGGGTGTCAGGTTGTTAACGATATGGACAAGTATAGAACGATTTTAGGACTTATTCCAAGCGGTGTAAAAATATCGTATTGCCTACTTAACGAATTCTAACCACAGCCCCTCTAATCTGAGGGGTTTTTAATTTGTACCTATGTTAACGAAGATTTCAAAGAATGTCCATGTCTTAAAAACACAAGGAAAAGAAATTAAAATTGCGATGCTCTCAGATATTCATTGGGATAATCCGAAATGCGATTGGGATTACCTGAAAAAGCATCTCGATTACTGCCTAAAAGAAAACATTCCGATAATGATAAACGGTGATATGTTTTGTTTAATGCAAGGCCGAGGTGATAAACGCGGAAGCAAATCAGATATACGGCCAGAACACAATAATTCTCGTTATCTTGATTCAGTAGTTGAAACGGCTGTTGAATGGTGGTCGCCTTATGCATATTTGTTGACTGTTATCGGATATGGAAACCATGAAACCTCAATAATCAAATGGCAGGAAACTGATATTTTGCAACGATTTGTTGACCTTTTGAACTATAAAAACGGATCAAATGTTTACACAGGCGGTTATGGTGGTTGGTTAATTGTCAAACAGAAGATATTTGGTAATTCAGAGGTGACTTATAAAATAAAATATTTTCACGGTTCCGGGGGCGGTGGTGTAGTTACTAAAGGGGCAATCAATCTAACAAGGGCTTTAGAGATGTATGAAGATTTTGACGTATTCACAATGGGGCATATTCACGAAAATTCAGCCCGTAACGATGTCAGAGAAACTTTGGTTAATCATTCAAAGACAGGATACCACGTTAAACATAAAGACATTCATTTGATGTTGACTGGTGCTTATAAAGAAGAGTACGGAGATGGCTCAAAAGGTTGGCATATTGAAAGAGGCGCACCACCTAAACCCGTAGGAGGTCGAATCCTTACTTTAACGGTGGCAAGGGATCGAAATAATGATTCTGATACCTATTATAAAATCGTTGATAGTCGAAAGTTTCCAATTTAATTGTATATTTACCCTACTGATTTCATAAGTAATAGTTAGTTTTGATTGTTTAGGTACTGTTAAAGCCTCCGTAATTGGGGGCTTTTTCACTTTTATTCAAATTATTTTTGTGCAAAACTTGTTAGTAATAAAAATATTATTACATTTGTATAAATCAAAACGAAAAATTATGAGTTGGGAAAAGAACACTTACAAAGAAATCAAGTCGAGCGCAACGCCAGTAGACATGATTATGCAGAAAGCAGCTACAATGTCACAAGCTGACTTTATTCAATGGCTTTCAATCCATGCAGACGATTTAAAAGAGCGTGAGATCGGCCTACTTTCAAAGGCTTATTTCGATGGTCTTACTTATGAGCCGTTTGACCGTGAAGAACAAACAGCCGTTTACATTTCAAATCAATTCAAATACGATATAAAATGAAAGAGGAACTAATGAAAATCGAAGGAGCTTATTCAATTAAGGAATACGTCCATATTCACATTGACAGTTTAGAAATTGTCATTGATACAACGGATGGATATGTGACATCTAAGCGACACGGTAAACAAGTTTGTTTATTCATGGAAGCCACAAAAGAAGAAGTGTTAAACCTTGTTAAAGCCTTAGTGAGATGATTAAATGTAACTGCGATAAAGGTTTTGTTCATGGAGCAACAGGACCTGGGTTATGGACTGAAGAATGTGACCTTTGCAATGGATCCGGAGAGCTTTCTTTTTTTCAATGGCTTATTCTTAACGGATGGGCTTTTGATGGGATTGTTTATCAATACGCTATTTCAAGTGGATGGTATGAAGTTGATGAAGATGAAAAAGTATATTTTATCGACCGAGACTTTGAGCGATTCGATTTGAAAATGAAAGCAACAGTTCAAAGTATTACTGACTTATTAAATGAAGAGAGATGAAAGCAAAAAAAAGAGGGATGAATCGCAGTCCAATATACAATAGAATCGAAGTGAAAAAGTTGTTTCCTTCGAACAGATACGAAATGAGAGATTTCTGGGCGGTTTGTCCGTACTCAACAAAAGAACTGTATTCAAGCTCAAGAAAACGTGAGCTTGTTATTTGGAGAGATGTAGGAATCGTTTGGGCTTGGGTTGCAGGAGTTGGTCTTAGAGAAGCTGCTGAAATGTTTGGCCGTACTCATTGCACAACGATACATGCAATCAAAGAGATTCGCAAAGCATTTGAAGAGGGATACGGCCATACTGAAATGATTGAGATAGTTAATAAGGTACGCTCAAACTCACATGAGTTTATTCTTCAAACAGGAGACATTTGCCAGGACGAACTTCGATCATTGGTGACTTTGGAAAATTTAATCGCTGAAAGGTTATGAAAACACTACAACCAATCAAAGAAAACCGATACCGGTCAACTAAGCCGGTCCACTTTTGGAACTTCCCCTACTCAATCGATCCTGAAAAACTAAAAATCAAAGGTTATATTCAAGGCGAAAGAGTTATCATGAAGCATCATCTAACCTTGCATCACTTCGACTCAATCAGCTATCTATATTCTGACTGCAACGATAAAGGCGAAAAGGTGTTTCACAAGTGCATCGGGTTAAGGGACAAAACAAAAAGTTTGAAAATTTTAATATTAGAAGATGAACCGAAACAGAAACAGAATCCCACCTAACAACAGCTACAAATCAAGGCGATGGAAGAGGGCAAAAGATTGGGTGAAAATGTGGATCTTTGAGAATACATCTTTTGAACGATTAAATCCAGAAGAATGAAATTCAATCTACAAATAAAACCTCTTTCAGTAAATGAAGCATTTAAGGGTCGCAGGTTCAAGACTGACAAATACAATCAGTTCCAAAATCAAATGCTATCACTACTTCCAAAAGCTGAAATAAAGTCTTTTAAACGGCTCAAATTAACCTTTGGGATGTCGAATAGTTTGAGTGACATTGATAATCCGGTAAAGATGACGATTGATTGCCTTCAAAAGAAATATGGGATCAACGACCGCGATTTAATTTACCTGCAACTCCATAAGGTAAAAACCGAAAAAGGGGCAGAATTTATTGAAGTCGAGTTTTTGGAATAGAATTTTTTGTATATTTGGGTTATAAATACGTCGAGTAGTGCCGACAAATAGGAAACTGTTTAATTCCGCAATGATAAGGTAAGCACTACACTTTATTATTGCGGTTTTTTTATTATGGAAAGAAAAGAAGTAACACCTGATGTGTTAAAAAAAATCAAAACCTTTGAAAGAATAGATTTCGAAGCGTTCAAAGCCCTTGTTGTTTCTGGTGAAATAGTTCAAACTTGTAAATTAAAAGTACCCAGAACTATCTTTTATGATGATGAAACTTGCAACTTCCTTTATTTAAACCCTTATCACGGTAATTTTCAAAAGTGCGGTTATTGGAATGATAATCAAATATCATAATTATGGCAAGACCAGAAAGAAGAAATGTAGATTATTTTCCCCATTACATAAGTGATGGAAAGAAAATGTTTTATATCGAACAAAAATACGGCAATGATGGATATGCTGCATGGTTCAAAATACTTGAATCTTTAGCAAGTACAGACGACCATTTTTTGAACCTTAGTAACAAGATGGATCTTTTGTTTTTAAGTGCCAAATGTAGGATTGAAAGTGATACGCTTTTAAGCATATTAAATGACCTTTGTGACCTCGGTGAAATTGATGAATTTTTATGGCAAAATAATATCGTTTATTCGGCAAAATTTATCGAAAGTATACAAGATGCATATACACGAAGAAGTAATAAATGTATGAGTTATGAGAGTTTTTGTATACATTATCAGGGTTTATGTACTACAATAACTCATGAAAAGTACCTTTTTTTACGCAATAACCCACAAAGTAAAGTAAACTATACTAAAGCAAATGAAATTAAACCAAAGGAAAGCAAAGAAGATTTTGAACAAAAGAAATTTTTGTTCGATATATTCTGGAAGACTTATGATAAAAAATTGGATAGGGAAGGTTGCTTAAAGATTTGGATGAAAATTGATATTGATTTGATGAATTCAATAATCGACCATGCACAAAGATACAACAAAGCAACACCTGATAAGCAATTTAGAAAGCATCCAAAAACATATTTGAATAATAAATGCTGGAATGATGAAATAATTAATACCGGAAAAAATGGAAAACTTACCTTCGAAGAAGCATACGCAGAATTTCTTAAAGATTAGCGATGCAATACAGCACCCTTACAAAATAAAGGATGCTATTGATGATGAATTGAAGATTGAAATATCTTTTGCCATGAATCTAATGGGTGTTCCTTTGGATAGGCTTCCAAATCAAATGCAAAGAAATGTTTTGTTTCAGTTCATCCGAGATAACTATCCATTCTATTCAGTAGCCGAAATCAGAACAGCATTCACAATGGCAGCGAAAGGAGACTTACAATGTGACTGCAATCATTATGGATCTTTTTCAGCTGAATACTTTGGAAGGATAATGAAAGCTTATTCAGAAAACCGTTCAAAGGAAGTTATCAAAATCGGGAATTCAAATTTTGTGGAAGAGAAGCCATACATTCCAACCGACGAAGAAAAAAGAAAGATACAACGTGAATTTGATGAAACGGTAGTTCTTCCAATATGGCAAAATTATCTAAAAACAGATAGAGTTGAAATCGGTTATGTTCCAATGAAGTTGATATATGACTCTGTTTGCGTTTTTCATGCGCTTCTAACGCTTTCAAAGGAGCAAAAGGATAAGATATACCAAGAAGCAAAAGAAAGTGTCTTAAATCAAAAGAAAATGATGTCCGAATCAAAGAGCAGTTCGAGACAGGAACAAAAAGAAAAGATGGAAATTCGTCAAGCTTTAGAATCAGGATCCGCTTTCGGTTCAGAAATTCAGTCAGAATGCTATCGAAAATGTGTTTTTCTGGCGTTTGAAAAACTAAGGAATGAGGGCAAATCATTTAGTGAATTTTTATGATTGATTTTAACCTTCAAGAAAATCCAACCTTTGCAGACATGAAATTATGGTTCGAAGCGAATAGAAACGATTTACCGAATACTTTGCAAGGTGATGGAATATATTACAAAGATGTCAAGTTCACGGCTTCAAAGTATATTGAATCGCTTGAGCTTAGAATTCAGTCATGCAGAGAACAGAATATTCATCCGGCTAAAGATAGACTCGCAATAAGCGGAAAGAATCAGCTTTTCAGGTTGTATAAAGACCTTCAGAACCTGGATCAATGGAATAAATCTTTGCCGAAATTTGGTAAATTTTCAAATAGAATGAATCAGTAATAGAAATATTGCTATATTTATACAAATCAAAACTAATAATTATGTCAAATCTATCAGTAAAAGGAATCTTCGAACGCGAAGATGTAAAAAACAAACTCCGAGATATGCTCGGATCGAAGTCAACCGGATTTATTTCCTCAGTTCTTCAGGTAACAACGAATAATAATCTACTTGCAAAAGCTGATCCGTTAACAGTTTACAACGCTGCAATGATGGCCGCAGCTTTAGACCTTCCAATTAATCAAAATTTAGGGTTTGCGTGGATTGTTCCGTACAAAGGACAAGCACAATTCCAAATGGGGGCAAAGGGATATGTTCAACTTGCACAAAGAACCGGACAATATCAGCGAATCAATGTAACGGCTGTTTATGAGAATCAGTATAAAGGATGGAATTCATTAACTGAGGAACTCGATGCTGACTTTAACGTATTTGGAAGCGGAAAAGTTGTCGGTTATGCTGCTTACTTTGAGTTAAACAACGGATTCAAAAAGACTGTTTACTGGTCACGTGAACAAGTTGAATCCCATGCAAAGAGATTTTCTCAGTCATTCAATCAATCATTTAGCCCGTGGAAGTCTGACTTTGATGCAATGGCTCAAAAGACCGTTTTAAAACATACTTTATCGAAGTGGGGTATTCTTTCAATCGAAATGCAAACGGCTCACAAAGTGGATCAATCTGTCATTAAAGATTACGAAACGGAGGATATCGAGTATGTCGATAACGGAACCGCTCAAAGCGAACTTCCGGAGTTTACTGAATTGCATTTTGAAGATGCTTTTAACAACGGAGCGACAATCGAATTAATCAGAAAAGGTTATTCCGTATCTGAGGAAATCGAACAGGATTACATTGATTACTGTAACGCTAAAAAATCGTAATCATGGAACAGAGATCGGATTTATGGTTTGAACAGAGATTAGGGAGGTTTACAGCCTCCCAAGTTTCTGACCTTATGGGAGTAAAAGGATTAGGAGAAACGGGTAAAACTTTAGCATTCAAAAAAGCGTGTGAAATCGTTTTCGGCCGGGATCCGGAATGGGATGTTGAAACGTGGGACATGAAACGTGGAACAGAAACAGAGCCTGAAGCATTTGAATTATTCGCTTCAATGAAGGCAAAGCAATTCATCAAGGTTGAAAAAGCGGAGTTCTTTCCTTTAGGTGATAATTCTGGAGCTTCTCCGGATGGCTTAGTTGGTCAAGATGCGGTTGTCGAAATAAAATGCCCAAGACCTGAGAAAGTTTTCCGAATTATAAAAGATGGTGTTTCGGCTTTAGATAAATCATGGCTCGACCAGGTGCAACTTGAAATGAAAAGCACGAACTCAGAGCGATGTCATTTCTTTGTTTATTGCATTTGGCAAGGTCGACCAATTTACCATGAATTAATAATTCAGCGCGATGAAAAGCATATTGAATTGATTCTTGAAAGGATAGCTGAAGCGGTAATATTGCGAGATGAGTATGTTAATCAATTAAATAGTAAGTAATATGGAAAAGAAAACAGCAGTGGAATGGTTGGGTGAACAACTTGGATTGTCTGATATAGCAGAAGTTGAACAAGCCAAAGAAATGGAGAAGCATCAGATAATTGATGCGTATGATGAAGCAAAAGTTGAGGGAATGTGTTTAGCTGGTAATCCCGAATATAAACATCTTCAAGGAGTTGAATACTACAACGAAACATTCGCAAAATGAAATACGAATACATCTACTACACTCCGACCACATCAGGTCGGGGTTCATTCCTCACTAACCTACCGAGAGAGGAAGCATTGAAGGTAATTAAGAAC